CTCCACCAACCCCGCCGAATTTACTCGCGTTCCGTTGGATGCTCGGGTGAATGACAAATCACCTGTTCCGTCGGTTGGGACTGCTGAATATACGGTATCTTCTTTGTATCCGCTTGGTATCATTACCAAACTCGCACTATTTAATAAGTCGCTCATTTTATAAGTTGTTTAATTTGTTTAACAAACATGAAATACCCTCATAATAACCGCCGTCGGCGGTGATGCGCGCTTTGTAAGCCAATACAATGGACCAACCTTGGCCCCTATAATTCGCCCCGCCTCGCGTGCCAATTCCGAGTGTTTGCGATGTTAACATGATATTTGATTAATAACCAATAACCGATCCGGATGAAATAACAAATCCAACAATTTTATAACCTTTTCCGGCGGGCAAATATGCGCCTTGTTGAAAGGTGATTGATGACATCCCGCGCGCACTCAAAACATTGGTGCCGCTTGATTCATTGTCGCCTTGAACCGAAAATGAAGTAAAAATTGTGTCCTCTTGTGGGACAATTGCATCATAAGAAACACCGGTGACTGTTGCGGCCCCATGTCTTTTGAATCCTTGTGAACCCGCGATGATATCTGCGCTTGCTTGTGCCATAATGATTCAAAAATAATCGCATGACATTAAACAATTACAACAATTATGGATTATTGGCAATAATATACCATGCTGACCCATCACAAATAATGGTTTTTGATTCATAATTTGTATTCAAATTCATATGATCAACCCCATTGATTGTTTGTCCGGCATATGCATTGACGACCGCGGCATGCGCTGAACCTAACTTCACAAAATAATATTTTTTGCCTTTTTGTTCGGCAACCGCTGGCAAATTGATTGTTATTGTTCCACCGGCCCCATTTAACAAATGACCTTCAAATGCCAAATCTAATGAATGGGTCCCGGCGGTGTATGTCTTGAATGTTCCATGTTCCTGAACCAACCATGTCACCGAATCGGTGGAATCGGTATATTTCAACATCACTTCCCATTGGGTTGTTTGTGTGGGTTGTGTTGTTGGTGCCTGATCAGCATAATTCACCAAATGTTCCAACACCTGATTTGGAACCGCTGAAATGGATCCATTCAAATTTGCAACCGCGGTTTCGGTATAATTTAAGCGATCACCCAAATTGCCGGTTGGCGATTGGTTAACCCTTAATCCTTCACCGGATGATGTCGAATTTGTGTAAACCGGTGAAATGGCCAACCATTCGCCATCCCATTGTTCGGACCTCGCATCAAATCGCACACCATTCAAAACCCATGCATAATTGTCAAAATACAATGATTTGATTGATGTCAATGTCCCTGAATCAACCCAATTGCCTCGAATGACCGGTAAAAAATCAGCATAAACCGATGCCATTTGCAATCCCAACATTTTGGTAATTGTTCCATGGGTTATTGAATCCCATCCGCCATACCAATCCGATGCCAAAACATCGATTGTCCCATTGTTGACCAACCAATTTCCAAGGCCATAAGGCAATGCATCGGTATAATATACCGGATCCAATATGACCGGTGATGAATTCACCAAATTGGCGGTGGCTGCGGTTGTTATTTCAGTTATATCAAAAGTATAGTCCGCATTTTTATATGGCGATGCATCGGCAAATGAAACCTGAATTGATCCCCAAAAATCCTTGGTTGCTGAATTTCCATTTTTCCATTTGCCACCACTTGAATAAGGCAATACATTTCCATGCACCTCTAATTCAATGCGCATTTCGGTAAATCCGGCCGGCGCGGTTGTGCATGTCAATTCAAATTCGGATGTGATCCAACCGCCTTTGATATTGTTGGTTGGCATTCGATACAATTGGGTTGTTACACTACCGGTCACCCAATATCCATTGTTATTCAATACCCTGATATTGCCACCTGAATCCAATAATTTAATTCGATAATAAAGATCGGTCGAATCTTCAACATATGTTATACCGGCATCAACTATGCTTCGCTTCAATGACTTTGCCATCAGGCGGATTCGCATTGGTGCATCATCCGGTGTTGATCCGGTTGGAACATCATAAACCCGCAATTCCAAAATTGATGATGCGCGATCATTATAATTGCGCAATTGCTTTGCAAGGTTTTGTCGCTTTGTATTAATTGTGACCGATTGGGCCGCTGGTTGATAATACAAAGAAGGTTTTGCCATCCATAATGGGCGAACATCATTGCCGATTGTTTGTCGGTGTGTGTAGGTGGTTGTTCCGATATACTGTGCAGTATATGAATACCGCCTTAAATTGATTGTGGTGGCACTATTATATGCAGTTGGTGGTATAACATAGTATGCACCAAGTTCGTGGATTAGGCGCGCCCCAAACATCAACAATACATTTTCCAATGCTTGTTTGCATGATATGTAGTTTGGCTCAATTAACCAACCGACCGCATCAACTATTTTAACATCACTAAATGGATCAAAGTTGGTCAAAAAGGTGTATTCATCCACTTTGTACATGTCGATTCCCAATCGGGATGCATGCGATTCGCGCAATAAAACACCTTCATATAAATATTCGGTTTGTGTTCCATTAATGGCCCAATATTCCCACAAATCAAATGATTCTAAACACCGGCGGATCAATTGTGAAATGGTAATTTTACCACTACTAAACCATGCCGATTTTACCTTGAATCCATCCATCAATTCCAATCCATCAACCGCCACCAATTCGATGATCGGTTTTGATTGGATTGATTCCCGCAATCGGGTCATTTGGTCCGCCAATACTCGACCAACATGCCACATGACATCATCGCGATAAATGATCATCGCCCATGCGGTTTCCGCCATGGTTTGAATTGCAATGAAATCATCCAAGGTTGTTTGATCAGGCATTACCCATTGTGATGTCGCGCGGGATGATCTGACAAAATTTTCATATACTGAATCCCCTTCACCTTGCCTTTCAATGCTGAAACCATTGCCGGCCAATTTTAATTCGGTGGATGAATTAAGCGATTGTAATTTAGTTAAAAGACATGATGATCCTTCTTGATAACCTCCGGCGGCCAATACTCTTGCCGCATATAATCGCGCGGTGATTTCGGGTGTTGTTCCTGATGGATCATCCCATAATTCAATGCGATAAGTTACATTTTGAATACTTTTGAAGGAACCGACATATTTTCTCATTACCCGCGCTTTGAATCTTTATTGTATCTTTCTAAAACAATCGCCAAATCGCGACCCTGAATTGTTGTGGATGCGATGAATCCGCCGGATGATTGTTCGGGTTTCATTAGTGTTTTTAATTTATCCAATGGCGCAATAATTTCGGGGTTTGACCTTGCATTTGGGTATTCACCCATCAATCCCAATGTCGGCCCGCTCACAATACCACCATCGGCAAATGCTGGCACTGATGGACCGGCTTTTAATTGTGATGAAACCGCGGTTCCCAATGCGACCATTGCAACACCGGCTGCGACTGCGGCGGCGGGATTCACAAATGCTGCCTTAAATTTTGAAATCGAAATACCATATGCAATCAATTGTTTTCCCACTGTCTTGATAAAGTTGGCAATTGAACCCAAAATTACTTTTGCAAAATCTTCAAATGGGTTGCCCTGACCTGACAATGCATTTCCTAATGCCTCGCCCAATCCAATTGCCAAATCTTCACCAAGGGTTTCTACTGACTTTGAAATGTCGGTTGTCAATTGGTCCATGTCTTGAACAATTTGCGATCGGCTTTTATCATCAATTTTAACCTGAATCAATACCGGTGGAACCGCAGTTCCGGCAATCATATTTGTTCCGCTGAATTGTTTTGATTTCAACAAATCCGATGCGGCTTTTTCCCTAATCTTTTTATTTTGATCAATAAAGAATTTTTCAGCATCATTGGTTGCTTGCCCTTGGGCTTTAATCAATGCGATTGAATCGTCAAATTCTTTTTGTTGTGCCTTCTTTTTTGCTTCGCGCCTTTTGTCGGCATTGGCAATTGATTGGCTTGTTTGCAGTTCTTCGATTTTTCCTTCGGTTTCTGATATGTTTCGGCTAATTTGTAAATATTGTGCCGAATATTTGTCATAACCGGCCAAATTGGATTCCAAATTGGATTTCCTTTTTTGCCAAAATGCAATTTCAATTTGTGTTTGTTCCTTATCACTTGCACCGCGCAATTTGGCGGCATCCAATTCTTTCTTCAATAATTGATCGGCGATTTCCATCCCGTTCTTCGATGCTTCTTTGGATGATTCCGCTTGTTTGTTATATGCTTCGGTTAATGTATCAACCGCCTTTGTTGTGTCTTTTGTTTTGTCCTTGACATTGGAAAATGCTGATGCAATCAATCCGATTGCAACCAAGATTGCGCCCGCGCCGGTTGCTATTAATGCGCCGGCATAAACCCGCGCCGCAACTGTTGCTTGACCCATCACATAGGTTTGAATTCGCATTGCTGCGGTGTTTAATCCAACCATGAATGCGCTTTCCGCTTGCAATGCACTTTGAAGCGCTTGCAATCCATTAACCAAGGCCAATGCGCCTTGCAATTGCACCATGGTTTTTTGCAAATCCTTTGATTCAATTCCCATCAATGCCGCCGCGCCTTCAACCGCGCTGAATGCACCGGCCAAACCTTGAACACCACCCAACACCGCATCCAATCGCCTTGTATCGCTGGCAAAATATCCAATTTCTGCCCGCATGTCACCAACTGAATCTTTAATCCGGCCGGCTTCTTTGATCACCTCATTTGCAAATTGTTGGAATTCAGGACCCAATGATCGGGCCGTCATTGCAATATTTTGCATTTGTCGCACAGTTGCCATTGATGGCTTTGATGCGGCCAACTTGGCAAACTGATCTTGCATCCCTTTGATGGCCTCACCGGTCGCGCCTGACAAATCTTTGCCGGCTTTTTGGGTTGCAACAACCGCCGCATCCAATCCCTTTTTAAGGTTTTGAATATCGGCCCCGATGATAATATTGAGTGATTGGGATTTGGCCATTATTTGTTGTAATTAATGATATAATCTTGGGCAATATGATAAATTCCCGCAAATCCCGCATTATCTTCACTCATATGCGCTTCGCCATCATATTCGCATGTCTGAACAAATACCGAATTGAATGTCGCCGGCAATGTCAATTGCATCGCATTCCTGACAAGATCAGCAACCTGAACTGCGCTTTGATAGGATGTTCCAAATGAATTAATCTGAACCCTTGCAAAATCACTTTCCGATGGTCCCGATTTGGATGGGT